CCATTAGGTGCTAATACACCTCCAGCCCATTTACTACTTCCTTCAAAACTTCCAAAAGTAGATGTTGTATTATTTGAAGGGTCTATTACTAAAATAGATGTTGAACTAAAAGGTATGGCATAAATTTTATCGTTTGGTGCTAAAACACCACCAACCCATTTACCACCCCCAGTTAAACTCCCAAAAGTTGATGTAGTATTATTTGAAGGGTCTATTTCTAAAATAAATGTTGCATTATATGGTATTCCATAAATTTTACCATTAGCTGCTAAAACACCGCCCCAAAATTTACTACTTCCAGTAATACTACCAAAAGTAGATGTTGTATTATTTGAAGGGTCTATTTCTAAAATAGAAGTTATAGATTGAGGTATTCCATAAATTTTACCATTAGGTGCTAATACGCCACCATAATACTTAAAATTTCCAGCAACACTCCCAAACGTACTTGCAACATTTGTCTGCACCGCGTCATACGAATCAACAAATGCCAATGTGTCATCAATGTCCGCTGTGTCGTAGTTTGCCTTGTCCCATTTTGGAAGGCGAAGGATTGCCCCTGTGTTAGTGCCAGATGCAGTTAATGAAGATTCAAAAGTAACAGTCCTTGATACATTTGCATCAGCTAACACAGATGCAGATGAAAGTAAAGAGGAAACAAAAGTAACACCGATACCTGCCTCAACACTTGTCTCTGCCGTTGCAGTCATAGATGCAGTCATTTTTCTTATAAAAAATGCTTCTATATTTGTCTGTGCCGTAGCATTTAATTCAGTATTGACTGTGTAGGACAAATTAGCATCTGCTGATGTCGTTGCAATAGCATTTGCTTCGGCATTTACTGGAATTGTAACCATTGCAATACTTTCCGTATTAGCTACTGCATTAAAATTAGCTTGTAATACTTTTGTTAATGTTGCATCTAATAAAGTAGTTGATGATGTAGTTTGACTACTTTGTAGTTTAATAACTTTATTAAATATTGATAATAATGTACTGTTATTAAATATATTAGCAATAAATGTAATTAATACAGGTTGTATTATATAACTATCGTAAAACTCGCCTTGAAAAGAAATAAATCTTCTGTCATGACTAACTTTTATATTTTTAACTTGATATAATTTACTATTCCAAATTATGCGACTTTTTTCATTTATGCCTGTCGTGTATCTTATTGTAAAGTCGCTTATATTTTTAGCAGTATTCTTACCATCTATTACCGTTTCATTGGATGGAGGTAACTTGCTTTCGGCATTCGCCCAAACGGTAGATAAATCTGCCCATGACTCGGAGGCATAGCCTGTATCTGATTTTGAACGTGTGACATTTTGGATAGTAATCCTGTCACGCATTCGACCAATAATTTCATTTTTGTTATACTTCATTAGAAATATTGAACGCGATATTGATCGAGTAAATATTGAGATGCAGTAGGTAATTTCCTAACGTAATCTTGTCTATTCTCGTAGGTATCGGCTATCATTAATAAGATAGCTTGTCTTATTTGGAATGGCACACCGCTACTTTCTGTGTCGTATCCAGCCGTGTAAGTAATCGTTACATCATTTATATTTCCGTAAAGTGTAGGCCATGTTTTCCCGTAAGCAAGAGAAAGCCGTGCTGGTTTACTAAATGTGTCAACGACATAGTCTGTCGCTGCAAAGGTTTGCGTAGTATTTTGGCTGTCTGCGTACTGGAAATTAGTAACAGCAATAACTGGAGATACACTAAGGTAAAGAGTAGGATTAGATAACCTATCAAACTTCTCCGTTATTGTTTGTGTGATTAATGCTTGGTTTAAATAACTCTCTGCCACCATCCTTGCACCTTTTATTAAAGTATTTAACATTGAATCTTCGTTTGAATCATCAATCTTTAAATAGCTTTTTACCTCGGCAAGTGTCCAAGGTTCATTAACAGGTGCAGTAGTTACTTTCCAAGCCATTTGATTATATTTTAAAATGGAGGACTATATTTCAAGTCCTCCAGATTAGATCCCCAATGAAATTACAGATTCTTTAGATGCTTGATTGCAGCCGTATTAAGCAACTTGCCATCATACCTTGCATACATCAAGAAACCAATTTCCATCTCATCCATGAAACGCTCACGCAATGGCACAAGGACATTGTTCGCAACAGCACGGATAATATACTTACTCCAATCGCCAAAGAAAATAATCTTCGCATCAGCAGCCTGTGCAGATGGTAAATCATTGTTTATAAAGAAATTATAACCCAATAATCTATCTGGTGTACCTTCTCTAAGAGATGGTTGGAACAAAGTAGTGTTGTTAGTGTCCAAGTTTAACTTTCTAACTGCACTCAAAATCTGGTCATGCATCATAAATGCAGCAGATGGTGAGTTACGGTAAGCAATGTCAACTGAATGTACAAGCTCAACTAAATTAGCGGCAGTAAATGCACCGGTAGAAGCAGATTCAACACCAGAAGGTGCTACGTCTCTGAATCCTGTTGGTTTACCACTACCATCACCAGTTGTAAATGCAGTGTTTAAGCCACGACCTAAACGCTCACCTAACATAATTGGTAACTCTGTGTTTAATAAACCAAACTCGTCATTTGCCCATTCAACAGACACTTTTACAAGTGTGTTTAAAACGTGAGCTGAGAAAGTCTCTCTTGTAAAGGTCATGTCCTGTACAGTAACCGATCCACCTTCAGTGTGCCATGAACCTGCAGTAGCAGTATCATTTACTTTTGGCCAGTACAGTGTACCTGCCTGTGGAGTAGTGATTATACGGCTAACCTGTAGCATTGGGCCGTAGTAAGCCATTGTCTTTTCCAACTCATAAGAGAATTGGTAAGGAATAACATAACCACCAGCTAAACCAGTCTCGGCAGTAGTAATTGTTGCAGTTCCACGCATCTCTCTAAGCATTGATTGCTCATTGCTTGTCAAGTCACGCTTTGCAAGAGCTTTCATAAATGCTGTGTGATACTCTGGTGACTTTACAATCTCCCTTGCATCTCTTGGCAAATTATTAATTGTCTGCTCAACTGCATTAACACCTCTCTCCTCTGTGTTAATCTCATTCCATCTTTCAAGTCGTGAAATTTGGTCTGTATAATTTTTAAAGTTTGCATCTGCTGCATCCCATTGCGCCAATTCATCGGCACTCATAAGACGTCCTTCGCCAGCTGCTCTCTTCTGCAAGTCTTCCATTATAGCATAATCGGAAGCCCGCTTTTCTCTTAGCAATTTAGAGTTCATTATTTTGTTTTTAATTTAAGTAAGTGCAGGGCATTCCTGCGTAATTCATTCTGTATATTAATTTCTGATTCAACAGATATATCAATTACTTTTTGCAAATCTTCATCTATTTGCTTTGTAGCATCGTAACTTCTCTTTGCAACCATTGTGTCTGGGTTAGCAGGATAAGTTACCGGAGAAACATCGTACACTTTTTTAATAGAACGTATAATTCTTTTTGGTTTACTACCTTCCCTTTCTTGCCAACTTTCTTTTTCTACTGTAAAGGCAAATGATGATTGATAAACATCACCACGTTTAACCATTTCTAAAAGGTCATTACCTAAAGAAGTGTTTGGTGCCTCAAATTCNTACTCCATCGCATTGCCTGTGACATTTAGCTTTAATGTGCCACTGCTTGTTCTTGCCAATACCATGTTCATGTCATGATTAAACAAAGCAACTACATCTTTCATGTCAGCTTCATTTAATGAGTCAGATGACATNTCCTCATCATACCATCCCATGTCATAGGAAGAGTTAAACACTGTGGCAGTNCCNAAGATAGTACGGCTTTCCGGTTTAGCCCTTAGTTCAAAATTTATACTTCTCTTTTCCATAGTTTCTTCTTTTGACCTTTCGTCCATTATTTTATTAGCCGTTCTTTCTGCCCAGGGCAACATGGTTGAGCCACCCCAAGCGTCATACATGATTGAACCGCATATTTCATTATCATCTTCATCAAAATATTTGCCTTGGTCATATACCTTGGCTCTGCTTAAAAAACTATATGTCCTAATCACTTCATCATCACTTAATGCATCTCTGCTTGATAACTGCCTTGCTCTTGTCCAGCCTACACTGGTACCACACTGGCTGNNATTATCTTCTTTATGCTGCAATGCTTTCTTTGCTGCATTAGTTGCGGATTGTGGATAGTTACTGTACGGCATCGGTTGTAGGTTCTATCTTTATGTTAGATGCAAGAGGCAATTCGTAACTATCTCCACCTGTGTAAGGATTCATATTTTCCTTAATTCTAATTTCGTTAGGTGACATCGCCAATACATTACGCATCGTAGTATAATAAGATGATCTGGCTGCTATATCNCCACGCAGTAATCCATCAAGATTAAANCGTGTACAATAAGTGTACTTTTCTGCCTCAAAAAATATCTTCCTATTAAANTCTGCCTCTATTGTTTCACACAATGGCATTATTGTATAGTTTACAAACATTTGGCTAAGTTGCTCCATGTTGCCAAATGTTGCCTTTTCCATATCTTCTAATAAAACACCAGGAACACCAGTTATACGAGCAATGTCNGAGATAGTAGCTTTCTTTGTTTCGTTAAATGCTGCATCGGCAGGATTAAGACCTACTTTNTGAAAGTCCATGCCTTCCTCTAANATNGCAGTACCTCCAGCGTTTTGACTTCCACCAAAAGCACGGTTAAAGCTACCTTTTAATCTATCGTATGCCTCGTTNGTTAATCTTCCAGGATGTTTTAAAACACCGTTTANNTGCGCTCCATTTTTGTAAAAGTTAGCACCNTAATTTCTATTNGCTAAAGCTAACCCAAAGTTGTCACGGTGAACGTCTGGCACTAACAAAGCCTTAACACCATCCCACGCAAGGTTAGGTATATAGATGATATTGTCACCTCTATATGTCTTGTTGTTTTCCTTATTCTTAAATATCAATTCATTCCTACTATTATATCCTAATTCCATTTTGGTAGGATTTAAAATAGTAAGGCTGTTTATTCTTGTAGTTATGCTATTCCTATTGATGGCTGCGTAAAATGCACCATGAGCCAAGTAATGCAAAACCATTGTTTTATAAAAAGTGTGTGAGGTATATAACTCCGATGGCTCTCTTGCTATTATTTTGTAGTTAGGATGTTCGGTTGCAATTCTTGTGCCACCATTATCCAATTTTTCTATAATGTCAAAAGGAATAGATGC